CGCATGACCTCAAACAGGAACACCAACTCAGGGGACACGAAGGCAGGTTTCTGTGCGGCGGCGGCACCAGGTGACGGCGGCTCGTTGAGCAGGGTGATTAATAGGTTTTCACGTGAGGCCGTGCCAAACAGGTCGTCCATTTTTATCCCCAAAAAATCACATAGAATGCTGGCTGTTTGCAGATCGGGCATTCTTTCACCAGACTCATATCGACTTATTACATTGCGAGCAATACCTGTGCCCTCAGTAACGTCCTTCTGTTTATATCCCTTATTTATACGAGCACGCCTCAGCCTAGCCCCGATCAACTCCCTCTGATTCAAAGCTATCCCTCCTTCTTCCAATTATACCAAAGCGGCACAACGCACAAACCCACCTGAGCAAAAAGGTACAAAAAACATAAGTACCGTGGGTTAGTTGCGGAACCAGGCCTCTAGTTCGGCCTGGTCTATCATCCACCTGGCCCCGACTCGTCTGGCCGGGCCATGCCAATACTGGAGGGGTGATGTGCTCAGCCAAAGGGAAGTAGAAGCCATAACGAAAATTCATAAGCACCTCAAAAAGCGGCGACAAGAACTGGCGTAAAGGGGGAAGGACATGACGACAGTGGTCATAACAAGACAGGGGGGCGCTGGACGAGGGGAGGAGGCGTCATTCATAGTGGAAACCCAGACCTGGTCCATGCCCATGGTGGAGTGGCTGCTATACAACCTACGCTGGATCAAGGAGCGCTACGAGGCCATGGAACCCAGCATCACAAGCAAATATGTGGACATCCCCATTACAATCACCGGCGGCGGCGGAACCTGCAAGGTCGTCAAAGTCGCTATCGACCGGGCCATCGTCAGCACTGTCCTGCAGACGGTCGACCGTTGCGCAAAAAAACTTAAGCCGGAGGCCAGGAAGGTGTATAGGCTCCGGTTTCTGGAGGGGGAACCTGTCAAGGGGATAGCTGCCAAGCTGCACCTGTCAAAGCGGACCACGGAGCGGAGACTAACGGAAATAAAGCGGGCGGTGGTGCGTGACCTGAGCCTGCTGCCAGTGGACACGACGATAGCCTTCTGGGAAAAAATAGATAAGTGGGAGGACAAGATATGAAAATGAACGACTACCAGGCCGCATGCGAGAGGACGGCCAACCATGGGGCGGAGCGGGATGCGGCAGAACGCAGGTTTGTCAATTTCGCACTGGGCCTTATGGGTGAGGCGGGAGAGGTTACGGACTGCATAAAAAAGATACTGTTTCACGGGCACAGCATCGAAGAAAGCCGGGAAAGACTCAAGAAAGAACTAGGAGACCTGCTGTGGTACGCAGCAACAATCGCTACCACCGCAGGACTGACTCTTGAGGAGGTGGCCCAGACGAACATCGATAAACTCTGGGCCAGGTACCCGGAGGGATTCGACTCAAACCGGAGCCGGAATAGATCGGAGGGGAGATAAGATGCCATACCTAAACGATTGCAAGATCATGGGACACCTGGGCAGAGACCCGGAGCTAAGCTACTCCCAGACGGGCACGGCTATCTGTAAGTTTTCGGTCGCAGTTTCCAGGGGCAAAGACAAGGACACCGACTGGTTTAATGTGGTGTGCTTCGGCAAGTCGGCGGAGATCGCCGTCGAAAGCTTGTCAAAAGGCTCCCTGGTTCTGGCCCTGGGGTCGATGCAAGCCAGCAAATATAACGAGAAAACCTACTGGACCCTGGTAGCCAACCGGGTTTACGCTCTAGGCAAAAACATCAACTCAGGACAAAGGTCCCAGGGAGCTGCCGACTGGAGCGACGTTGGGGCCGAAATTGGAGGGGACGATGATGATATCCCGTTCTAGGCCTAGGGACGCAGGGGCCATGGATAACGAGGCTCGAAAATACCCTGGCCGGAGGACGTTGGGGCTGGCGTAATTTTGGCGGGGAAATTGGCGGACAATCCCGAATTGTCAGATAGTTTCCGTGGCGTCAAAGGCATGAGAGCTGGGTGTAAAATAAAAATCGCACAGCGCCAGTACGACGGCGAGTTATATGGTGTCAATGTCGGAGGAAAAGAAACTTGGACCACAGACGGCCATCAATTCACCGTGAGGTTCAAGGATACAGAAAAATGGTGCACTTATCTGATGCGACGAGTCTAAGATATTCATGCACATTGATTGACTATGCGTTGGTAAAGTGATATGATATGCCTACGATTAAGCAAGGATGGGAGGTGCCTCGGATGCCGAACGAAACTAAGCCGGAGGTAGTATGGAGCCAATTGCTGGGCTGGGTGCCAGGCTTCATGAATACAGAGGATAGCATGAACTTTAAAGAGGAGTGCTACCCAGCACTGCTGCAATGGAAAGCCCTCGACGATATCCCGGAGAAATGGCGGGATAAATTCGAGGCTGCAGCCAGCAAGATGAAGGCAGCCGGAACCTGGAGGCCGTACTTCGACGACCTCGGGTGGACGCAGCACCAAACAGGATAACAAGACGCAGCACACAGGGAGCCTGGAAACAGGCTCCTTTTTTCGTTGGTTCCAAGGGAAAGGAGGGGGCTGTCTATGCCAGAATACGGGTTCCTTATTAAGTCCGACGAGAAGGCCCGCTACACCCTGGGCATCGTTTACGCCCCGGATGAGATTGACAAGCAGGAGGACTTCGCCACGACAGAGGAGATCGAAAAGGCCTGCCATGACTTTATGCGGCACATCCAGGGCCGGAGCAGCAACAATATCAAAAAAGGCGCCCTGGGCCTCATGCACAAAGAATGGGGCGACGACCTGGGGGATATCGTCGAGTGTTACTGTGCTCCGGTCGACATGACCATAGGCGATGAACTAGTCAAAAAGGGAACCTGGTTACTGGGAGCCGTCTGGTCACCGGAGGCCTTCGAAAAAATCGAGAATGGCGAGCTGACCGGGTACTCCATGGGCGGGAGCGGCCTGCGCGAGAAGGTGGATGCAGTAGATATTCCTCACGGCATCCATAAGCGGGATGAATCCCGGTTTGAGGCGGCACTGGACGAGATCATCGAAAGGCTGGTGAACGAGAATGCCAAGTAGGCTCAGAGGGATGGTTATTAAAGAGGTGTCAGCCGTTGACAAGGCGGCAAACGCCAAAAAATTTCTGATCATTAAGCGGGAGGAAGGGGGTGAAAAAAATATGCCAGGAGAAAAAACCGACATGGCGACCATCTGCAAGATCGCCACAGAAGCCCTGGAGATAGCCCTGCACACCACGCTCGACGAGACCGATGACATGGATACCATAATCGACGAGGCCGACGCCTCACTGGATCAGTTCGTAGGATTGGTCAAGGCCGAGACGGTGCCCGCGTCGTTTGCGGCTAGCATGGCCACAGACGAGCTGAGGAGCAAAATGTGGAGGGCCACCGAAGCGCTGCAGGACGTGGTTGCCAAAACGCTCGCCAGCGCCGACTTGACCAAAGATGCTAAAAAGACGGCCATATCGGAGAGTCTGGGGCAATTCACCAAATGGCTCATGGGGTATGTGGAGGAGGCCACCAAAATCATGAGGGCCGACCCCGAGCAAATCCAAAAGGCAGGAGCTATCATCGCTTCTCGCCGCCTGAACAAGCTCAAAGACGTATATAAGACACTGGGGGCAATTATACAGGAGGCCGAGGGGGGCGAGACTGTGCAGAAAGGAGGAGAGGACATGGACCAAGAACAGCTAAAAACCATCATCAAAGAGGCCATGGCACCCATCGAGGAAAGGCTAGGGGCGCTTGAGAAGGGCGAAGGCGGAAACGAACACGAGCCTACCATCGAGGAGAGCATTAAAAAGGCTGTGAGCGAAGCTCTCGGACATATCGCGCAGCGCCTCGAAGTGGTTGAAAAGGCCAGGGGCATTAAGAAGTCAGTGGACGGCCAGGACCAGCTCGAAAAGAAAGAGCAGTCGTTCTGGGGTGGAGTGCTGTAAGCCCGAAAACAAGACCAGCGCACAATGAGCCGAATAGGCTCTTTTTTTGTGCCCAAAACGAAAGGAGAGATAAGCCAATGCCGAGCAACGAAGAACTGCTCCGAAAAATAGACACCAACTCCCTGGCGGGAGGCGGCCTGCTGTCGTCTGAGCAAAGCAAAAAATTCTTCCAGATGACCTTTGATGCCACCGAATTCTCTAAACTGCACCGCAAAGAGCAGAGACGGGCCAAGACCGGGGAGATTGATAAGATTTCCATCGGAGGCCGCCTGCTGCGGAAAAAGGTCGAGAACGTGGACGACAACTACAGGGCTGGGATCACCACTGGCAAGGTGGAATATTCCACCGTTCCGGTTCGGTTGCCTTGGGAACTGACCGAGGAGACTCTGAGAGAGAACATCGAAGGCGAATCCTTCGAGGACACCGTCATGAAGATGATGACAACCCAGGTGGGCGTTGACCTGGAGGACCTGCACTTTAACGGGGATACTTCCAGCGCCGATGACTTTCTCAAGATCAACGATGGCTGGGTCAAGCAGGCCAAGGCCGGAACCCACGTTTTGAACTTGACTGCTGATGCCAAGTACAACAAGACAAAACGACATCACCATAAAATAATGCCCGCGAAAAAGCGGCCCCATGGGAAGGAGGGGAGTAGGCATGGCAACTTGTATAAAATGCGGATGTACTAAACCTTGCGGATGCGACAACTATTCATCCGGCAGCACCTGCATAAAATGCGGGTGCACAAAGCCCTGCAGCTGCGACAATTACTCGAAATAGAAAAGGGAGGAACGAGCAATGGCACACGAAATCACAATGACAGATTCACTTTTTACTGCCCGATTCCCGGCCTGGCATGGCCTGGGACGAATCGTTGACGAGGCCCCGACATCAGAGGAGGCCCTGCGTGTAGCAGGCCTAGATTGGGAGGTGACATCGACTCCCATCTATACCATGCAAGAGACTTTTCAAGGGTATAAGCCAAGCCAAGTAGAGGATTGGGTGGCCAACGTCCGGAGCGACACCGGGGAGACCCTGGGCATAGTCGGCAAAGGCTACAAGGTCGTCCAAAACAAAGAGGCCTTCGCGTTCACCGATCTGCTCCTGGGAGAGGGCGTGAGATACGAGAGCGCCGGGAGCCTGAGAGCGGGGAGACGCGTCTGGCTGCTGGCCAAGATGCCTGAGACCAAGATACTGGGCGACAAGGTCGAGCCATACCTGGTTTTCAGCAACGGCCACGATGGCAATGCAGCGGTCAAAGTAGCCATGACCCCGGTGCGCGTGGTGTGTATGAATACCCTGAACATAGCCCTAAGCGGAGCCAGCAGATTCTGGAGTACCAGCCACCAGGGAGACATCGCCAAGAAGCTGGAGGACGCGCAGAGGACACTGGAACTGGCAACCAAGTACATGGACGCCCTGGATGAGGCCAGCCAGCGCCTGGCTGACATTCAGATAACCAAGGACCTGCTGGCCGATATTACGACCCAACTGTTCCCGCTGCCTAAAGACCAGAAGCGCCACTCCCTGGTCTACGAGATGCGCAAGGAGTTTATGTTCCGCTACGAGGCGGCTCCGGACCTGGCCAGGTTCAGGGGAACCGGGTGGGGCGTAGTGAACGCAGCCTCCGACTTCGCCGGCCACCGGACGCCCAAACGGGTAGGGCCTACCCACCAGGAAAATAAATTCAGTCAGATCATTGGCGGGCACCCGGTGATAGACAGGGCCGTCGACCTAGTGCTGGCGACCGTAGCATAGAGACCCACGGATCAGCAGCCTCCTCCTCCTCCTTTGGGGGAGGCTGTATTTTTCCATGAGGAGGAATGACCATGAACGAACTGAAAAGGATATACAAAGTTGCCGATAGCTTCTGGGCCGGAGTCTATCCCGGAACCCCCAGGCCCAGGAAAGATGGGGCCAAAATAAACTACCTACTGCGCCAAGGAGTAAGGCGATTCATCAATCTCATGGAGCCGGATGAAGCCGACCACCTGGGACGAAAAATCGTCCAATACGATCAGGCCCTGCGCAAAGCGGCATGCGAACTTGGTGTGCGGGCTGATATGATTCGTGTCCCCATTAGAGACGGCATGACTCCTAGCGGGAAGCAAATGAGGCTCATTCTGGCCCTTATCGACAAGAGCATCCAGGACGGCGAACCCGTATATGTTCATTGCTGGGGCGGGCACGGGAGAACCGGAACGGTAGTAGGTTGCTGGCTGGCTGACCATGGAAAGGCCGGATGGGAGGCTCTGCGGACACTAGATCGCTTGCGCCGCAACGACCCCACGGGAAAGCCCAGCCCGCAAACCTTGATGCAAATCATGATGGTTGTGGGCTGGGCAGAGAAGGGGTAGAATGTACTTGACGAACGCAAAGAGAGGAGGGCAAGTGGGATGCGGACCCCTGAAAATATGCTCACCCCGACCCAGGCCGCCAAAGAGTGGGGGGTAACCAGGATGTGGATATACATGTGCGTCAAAGAGGGCCGGTTCGCGGATGCCGAACTACTGGAGACCCCATGGGGAACCCTGGTCAGCAGGGAAGGATTAGCCCGCGTCCTGGGGCCACCAGACCCGAATAGGATAGCACCTAATGCCGGGCCACGAAAAAGGACATGATGCCCCCGGATTTGTGCCGAACGTGTGCCCGAAGGCGACGAAACCATGCTGCTTTCTGCGGCACAACACAGAAGGGCAAAAACAAAATAAACCCCTGTTATTGGGGATAGAGCCGAAATACCGGGCCAGGCGGAAATGGCGGAAAAGGGTTATACGCTAGATTCAGGTTCTAGTCCCGCAAGGTGGTGGAGGTTCGAGTCCTCTCTGCCGCACCATAGTAAACACAGGGGGTTTTAAACCCCCTTAAACATTTTCTGGGCCTATTTGGATTTGACGCAGGCGTTTTGGTCAACCCCGCAGAGGTGGCACAACTTCAATCATATTGCCGGATTTCCTGGCCTGGCTCCATAAATCTTGGCAATGCTGGGACTAGCACCGGATTATAT